CCACTTCTCCCCAAACTTTCTGCGGAATATTTCATCCAACATTTCTTCGATCTCACGTTCAGACATATCCTTCCTCCTTCAAGTATTTCTCTATCGTGTCGGTACTGATGTGCTCAGTCGAAAGTTTGAACTTCCAGAAAAATTCATCAATCTCCTGTGCCGCTTTGTCAGTGTCCCAGTTATTCGCATTTTCTATACGAATTTCCATTACTCTGTTGACCAAGTCACGCATCGTTGACGCAATGCTCTTCATGTCTTGAACAGACAAACTCTCAGTGTTGAACGGTATTTCTATCTTACGCATCTTCTTCCTCCGATCTCAAATCGTGCGCAATATTTTGCGCAAACTCTGGTTCCCAACACTTGTCCTCACCGTTGAGATACTCGCCCTCAAAGCACATCCCCTCATCTTGATAAGACGCGTCAACAGACAATCCCAACTTTACCAACTTGTCCCACACAGGAATGGGTGGTGACCATGCTGTCCAACAATGGAAAGTAAATGATGCAAGACCCGTATCGTCTGGCGATGTCCAATTCGGTTCTTTGTCGGTGTCATGATAGGTGATCGGGTCGCTGATCTGCACATCACAGACATCCCACTTTGTGCCCCAGTTCTTCAACCGCCAACTATACCAACCGTCAACCTCGTAACCGCCATGCTCCCTTGTCTTAGGAGCAACCCAAGTCTCAAAGGGCATCGGCACAATTAATTGGCAGAACTCTGGATTCTTCTTGGTTAAAACATCATAAATTGCTCTGACCAAGAAACGCTGACCGTGAATGTGAACTTGTTGATAACAATGATTAGGCATTTTCCCACTCCTCATCTTCCATTGCATTTTCAATTGCTGCTTCTACAAACCATCCCCCAAAGTTGGGGAATGATTTAAGGTCGATCTCTACAGACTTATTAAATGTGTCATATGCGACTTTCAGAATACCTTCAGCAATGTCGATGTCTTCCATATTATTAAGAGCGTTATCGTCACGCTGATTTTCCCAGATACCCTCAAGATTACAGATGATCAGTTCAAGGTTGTTTTTATTGGTCACTACAAACTTATCCATTTGTCGCCTCCTTATAAATTGATAGTGCTTCTTCGATTGGTAGATCATTTAGAATAACCGCATCAGGATGATCACGCTTGATCCGCGCAACTTTGACCTCATGACGTACCTCAAACAATCCATCAGATGTCTTGAATAAATGCTTGGTACGCATCACACGTTGCATGTCCTTCTTATGCAAGAAATCAGATACCTGATCACAGCACCATGTCTCTAACGTCTGACCAAATCCCTCTGGGCACCAGTCGTACTTGCCAAGATCAGTGTTGGGTAAAGATTTGAAATAATCCTCAATCTCTTTTAACTTGTTCTGCCAGTCTTTACCGCTTGTGTATTGACTCTTTGGGTGAGGGTATACTGTGTCACAACCACCAACACCGTCATTGCTAACCATAGCAAATGGTTTGCCATCAAGGTATAGATTTGCACTATAACAATATGTCTCTTGACTAGCCCAGTCTGAGTGCTTGATTGATTTCATAGATAGTTCCATAGTTTTCTCCTAAAATGCTGAATTGCATGTATGTAAGTTACTTGTAAGTGATCTGTATGTCAAGCGTCTCGCTTCTTGATCCTCGATCCTCAGTTTACCTTATTTACACATTCAGCCAGATTTTGAAAAAAAAAAAAAAAAAAAATAAAAATACCGTAAAAACCGTAAAAACCAAAAACAAAAAGAAAAAAAGAAAAAAAACCCAAAATTTTATAAAAGGCCCGGCTGTTTACACCTGTTTACATTGTTTACACTTTTCTGGGAAAAATGGCCTTATTGATAGAAAACACTCTCTGTTCTATACTGCGGAAAACAGGATTTGGACATGTCATCTACAAAAGAGAAGATCGAAGAAGAACATGGTCGGCAGCTAACAAATCGGCAAATGACCTTCGCTAGGTTTATTGTTGAGGGGGTGTATTCCAATGCGGAATGTGCGCGTAAAGCAGGGTATGCAGAAGACCTCGCTAACAAGCAGGCATCGGTTTTGTTAAATGGTCGAGATTACCCACATGTCGTAGAATATATCGCTCAGTTGCGAGAGGAGAGAGAACGTCTGTATGGCGTCAGTCTTATCGGTCAACTCGAACGGTTCTATCAGCTATCCCGAGGTGCTGAAGAGGCAGGTCAATTTTCGGCTGCTGTCAATGCGGAGAAGATACGATCAGCATTAGGTGGTTTGACCATCGACAGGCGTGAGAACATCAACACAATGGATCAGTTATCAAGAGACGAAATCGTCGCTCGTCTTGCTGACCTACAGAAAAAATACCCTCAGGCATTTACTCTTGAAGGGCAGTACAAGGATGTGACCGATGAGCAAGGGTCCAGAGTCGAACTTTTGGAACACGATCAGGCAGAACTTGCCGAAGAAGTGCTTCGCCACGAGGATTGAAAACAAGCACGGCGGCGGTGTTCCTGACGTTCACATGGTCTGGGATGGGCGACCTTTCTGGATGGAGTTGAAAGTAGCTAAAAGTAACAGACTAAATGTCTCTCCTCAACAAGTAGCTTGGAATATGGCTTATTGGGCGCGAGGTGGGGTAAATTTTTTCTTAGTTAAAGCCCCCTCGCACAAGTGCATATATTTGTTTGAGGGCAACCAAGGTCCAACATTAGTAGGTGCGGGGTTGTCGGGTCTGGAGCCAGTCGGGTCGGGGGTCGGGTCGGTCGGGTCGGGGTCGGGGCTTCAAGGTTCTCGGTTCAAGAACGTACAAGATTTATACATATATCTAGATGAACATCTTAATGAAAAGTATGGGCGGGACCCGAAGGTCCCTCACCTTAGTGTTGTACAATAGCGATGGATTTAGCTTTTGCGGATCCCTTGCATAATCTGCAATCCGCGCATTGGACGCGGCGACCCATTTCCTTGGACGCTGGGCAAACTGTTTCGTTTTGCTTGTCAACTTCGCCAAGATTAGCGACCGCGCGAAAGGTCCGGCGACCGTTTGCCCAATGCGACGCAGCTTCCAAATAGCTATCCGCAGATTGCATTGCAATGTCTGGACGCCATGGTTTCTGGTGGGTATACGCCATCCAGGTTTCGGATTCTGTTAACAATTGATCCCAAATAAAACTTGGAATTGCAGCTGGATCGCCATACGTCCCGACTCTAACGACTCGATTTAAACCTAATAAGATCCTGTCGGATTGCGTGGTCGCCATAGGATAGACGCCGCGTTGATATGATTTCCACACTAGCAATGGGCCTTGATCAATGCGAACGTAACATTCACGCTCTTTTGCAATCTTGCGTTTTGGGTCTGCTGTTGGTTTGCCGCGCATAATACAATCGCCACAAATTGAAACGTCCAAACCTTTTTTGCTACCTAGGCGCGGGTCGATATCTTTTAGCAAAATATAGGTTTGCAAAACTTGGCCTGTTTTAGTGTTGCGGTCTGAATAGGTCGCAATTGCCACAATTGGTTGGCCGTCAATTAAGCTAGGTCCGTCATATATAACGCCAGCTTTTAATTGTTTATTAACCATTTTTTGATTTCCTCTGGTTAGTTTCTAAAAGGCGAAATGCCTATAAAAACAATATCGTAGCGCGTCGGGAATTGCAAGGCCAGGATTGCGTCGGGTCGGGTCGGGTCGGGATTTAACTTGGTTCAAGATCCAGGGCGCGCGGCCCTTTAATAGATTAAGTTTAATATATTAAATGAATGAAGGCGGATCGAGGGCAGCGGCTCATCTTTCGATGAGCCACGCGCCGATGTATAGAACAACGATGATTGATAAAAGAAATATACCTAGTGCCATGATCAGCGTTCCTTGTAAAAGAAAAGGGGGCTTGCGCCCCCTTGGTTAGTCTAGACAACTGATCAATTCTTTGATCAGCATCGAGGCCCCTGCTTTAGACAAGGGAAATGGAATTTCGATCACTGTCGTGATCGTCTTAACGTCTGGCTCTTTACCAGTGTTAAGTTGAATATTGATCGCAGCTTTAGCGCGACGATCACGGACCTGTGTGGTTAGGTCGTTAAGTTTCCACAACTGTTTAGATGTGGCAGGGATAAAAGTAGATTGTCCGATGAGACACCTTCCTTTTAATGCGTGGGGGCTTGCGCCCCCACTAGGTTTAAACAGAATACAAATCGCGCCAGTCTGGATCAGCGTCGATCAACTGACCATACTGTATAATTTCACGCGCATATGTATCGCCAAGCTCGTAACGCCCTTCATCCATCATGGGTGAAGTAGCAGCAACAAACCAACGCGCATAAGGGTCTTTCGCTTCAGCGTCTGGGTGCTTATACGTTTTAAGTACTTTCCACACCCAGCCCGATGAATTGGCATAGGTCGCGTATGGTTGTTCTTGTGTTCTAGTTTTTCCGAAGGGTGTTCTTGGCATTGTTCATTTCCTTTACTGCTAGTTGATAAGCCATGATCGCGATCATCATTGCGTGGGCTTTGTCCCCGTCGTGTGATCTGATCCGTTCCGTTAATTCCTCCCAGTCTTCAGGGGTGTTGATTAGTGTGGTCATCATGACCACACCAGTTTTTTGTATGGAACGCATGTTGCGTTTTCGTTGAATGCTGCTTCACCATGAAGGGCAATGTATTGCGCCTTGTTTGGGGCGCGGTATTGGTAGTGTGAATGAACGCGTTCAGCTAGTTCTAGTTCAATCGCGTTGTCTTCAATCTTGGCAATCTCAGCTTTCAACATTGCATCAAGTTCCTTGCGCACGTTTGATAGATATGTATGCGCCTCTTGCAAGTTGCCTTCAGCTTCAAGTTCCGTTGCGATCTTTAATACTCTGGATATGTTTTTCATTGTTTCTTTCCTTGTTAAGTTGCGCCCCCGAAGGGGCGCGTTGTCATTATGCTACTGCTTGTTTTTGAGTAGCTGCCGCATTGTATGTTTGCTGAGTGCGATACTCTGCAACGTCAATGCGTGACTGCATTTCGCGTGCTAGTTCTTGCGCAGCTTGCACAATGATTGAATTCACATCGCGTGATAGTTCGCTGATTGCATCGATCTTGTAGTTATATTCCTGCACGCTGATTGCATCGCTTAGTGCTTCAGCGAGTGTGCTTGCAGTGTTGATATCAAGTTCGATTGTGATTGTGTTACCGTTTGATTTTACAAATTGCATGATCATTGTTCCTTGTGTTGATCATTTCTAAAATGAAGCACCATGCTTCATAACGTAGTTATGACAGATAATTTGCATGTGGTCAACAACTGATTTGCATGTGGCATGGTCGGTCGGATCGGTCGGATCAGGTCCGAGCCAGTCCCAAGGCTCGATCGCGCGGGGGTTACTCTGTCCGATATCTGACCGCAGCGACCCATCGGGGTTGGCCCCGCCCCCTTGACGCGCGGCCGGGTTTGTGTGGAACTCGCTTACACACAAGGTTTTGTAAATTCATTCGTGTATAATTTCATTGCTAGGAGTCCCTAGCCCCCAAAAAAATCGCGGGTGTATTTTC